GGCTTGGTATGTATGCCTAGAAGAGGAGAAAAAGGACAACAGTCTAAACAGACTGAACAGTATAGAAAAATGTATAAGAATGCTCCTCAGCTTTGTAAAAGTCAGGTATACAATGCCTTATATGATAAGTTAAAGAGGGATGGGCGTCTTGATAGGTTTATTGCAGTAGTACAGTATTGTAGTATACATGGATATAATAAAGAACAAACAGTTAAGAAACTTGTTAGTTCTTTTCCTGGATATATAACTGACAAGGAATTAACAGTTAAGTGCTTTGATGAGATGTTAAAAGCATATAATGATATATCAGTAGCATGGGGTTGGGGTGACCTTGGTGATGATATAACACAAGTACAATTAAAGAATAAAGCACTGTCATTAATTGAAAATAATGGTACATTAGAGGATATTAAAATGTACAATGAAATATTTGTTAAGACAGATGAGGCATCTGGTAATGAAAATAATGGAACAGTGTTTAATTTTAATATGACTAAAGATTCCTAGTTTTTTCCTCTCCTTTATAAATTGGTGGGCAATGTACATTGTCCTCCTATAAAAATGATTAGTAAGTAATGATGGCTGCTTGTTAGCAGTTGTCATTACTGAAAGTCATTGTATTAGTTGGGAGTGGCATAGATATGAATATAGATATAAATGTAAATGAACTCATATGTGATAATTTTGTTGACATAGTAGATGATATAGTAAATTGTAAAGTAGACAAAGCAGTACTTAAAGGTGGCAGGTCAAGTACAAAATCACAAGTAGCATCAGAGAGTATTCTGATGGGTAGTATGGTTTATAAAGAGTCAGCAATTGCTTGTATTAAATATGCAAATAAAATACAAGACAGACTTGTTAATACATTTACAGACTCAATCAATTATTTGGGTGTGGGCAAATGGTGGAAACTTAGGAAGGCACCTTTAGAGTATGTATTACTTGATGATTTTGGTAGAGAAACAGACGTAAGTATCAAGTTTACAGGTTGTGATAATCCTGAAACACTTCGTTCTATGCGTAGTAGACGGGGTGGATTTAGATATATATGGCTTGAAGAAGTTTTTAACTTCCCTACTGAAAAAGAAGTAAACGATTTATTACAAACACTTGCTCGTGGTGAGGGTGATAAATGCATCATTTATACTTATAACCCTCCAATGTCATCAAGCAGTTGGCTTAATAAGAAATATAATGTAATCACTGATAGAGTAATTAAAAAAGATAAAAATGTAGTTTATAGCGAGTATGATTTTGAGGTTGAACCTGGTGTAGTAGAGACTAACATACAAGTAGTACATCATAGTACATATTTGGATGTAATAGAATCAGGTCATTATAATTGGTTAGGATCTATATTTGTAGGTGAGGCTAAGAAAGCAGAAAAGGAAAATCCTCGTTATTATGAGTGGGCTTATTTAGGTCATGTAGTTCCTACAGATGCTAGTGTATTTACAAATGTACACGAGTGGGATGGTGATGTAAGTAAGTTAAACATAACTGAAGTAAATAGAGGCTATGACTGGGGATATGGTGGACCAGATACTAATGCTTATGTACATTGGTATTATGATAAGAAAAACAAGTATTTGTATTGTTTAGATGAATTTGGTAAGCCTAAAATGTCAGTAGATGACATAGCATTTGAAATAAAGAAGCGTAATAAACATAATTTTCCTGTTTATGCTGATAGTGCTAATCCATTATTAAATAATGAGTTAAGTCAAAAAGGAGTTAATGTAGTACCTGTTGATAAAGGTGGTAGCACTGGCAGTATAAGAGCTGGCATTAAGTGGTTGCAGGGTATGAATGGTATTTTTATTTCCCCTGACTTAACTCCTAAAACATATAAAGAGTTTACAGAGTATGAATATGTTTTAGACAAGAATGATGAAGTGACTACAAAGTTACCTGATAAGAATAATCATTTTATAGACAGTACAAGATATGCATATTATATTGATATATTATATGTAGATAATTGATAAGGAGGTGTAAAAATTGAACAACATTTATAATTACTCAAGTAACAATGCTAATTATGATACTGACTTTGGCAACTTGAGAGAGGGTTGTATATTTCCTTCTTATAATGTGCAGTCTAGAAACATTAAATATGGATATAGCATGAAGCTATACAATGGTGATTATGCTAAGAATAAATTATTAGTTGCAATGGTTGATGGTCAACCACAACCAATAAATTATAAGGTACTTCCAACATTTAAGTTCGAAACAGTAATAAATAAGTTGGATAGTTTAATGTTTGGTAATGAGGCAATAATTACAACAGGAGACTTAGAGAGAGATAAAGAAGTACGTAGATTAGTAGATAGAACACATTGGCTTAAAGATGTAAGAGAAGCAGTTAAACTTGCAGAAATATATGGAGACAGTTATATAAAAACAGGTAGGTTTGGTGTAAGTGCTTTTTCTCCTAGATATGCATATAAAGTCATTGACATTTCTGATAAAACAAAGGTTGTAGGATATGTTCTACATGAAATTTTATATGATACTAGAAAGAGTATGTACGGTGTTGATTATACTCCTAGTCATATAAGAATACTGATAAGCTGTAAAGGTTTTGATTATGAACGAGTATTTGAATATAACGGAGACAATTTAAGAGGTACACTTGGCAAGCCTGTTAGATATAAGTACAAGGATAGATGGATTCCTCGTAAAGGAAGATACTATTGGACAGGTATTGATGATTGTGAGACAGTACAATGTTTAAGTGTTAATGTAACTAAGACACAAGGTGTTTATGGTACAAGCGCTTTACAACCTATAGCTCCTATAGTATTTGCAATAGAAAACAGACTAAGTACTGAAAATTACGTAGTAGATAATCATGGTAAACCTTTAATGTTAGTTAGTCAACAGTTAATGGGAACTAATGAAAATACTGGTGAGTATTATCTCAAGGTTATAGATAATAAGTACATTATAAATAAAGGACTAGATGATAATAAACCTGAGTATTTAACATGGGATGGTAAGTTAGAAAACAGTAAAATAATAAGAGATGACTTATTGGAAGAATTTTACAGCTTAACTGAAATGGGTAAAACATTCCTTAGTGGAGAGTATAAAGGTAATATATCAGAAGAGTCATTAAATAATTTAATTAAGGGCGCTATTGATAGAGGTGTACGTGACCTTAATGACCTGTGGTATGATATTGCAAGAAGTTTGTATATGTTATGCAGACTTAACAATATAGATGTCAACATTGAAGATATTAATATCAACTTTAATATTGGACGTGTTGATGACACAAAACAAATTTCTGAAATCTGCGAGACGCTAGATAAAATGAAATTGTTTAGTAAGGAAACATTGTTAAATAAGTTCTGGGGTTATTCTTCTGAGGATGCACAAGCTGAATTTGAAAGAATAGCAAAGGAACAAATAGGAGGTACATGTAATGAAAGCGATGGACTTGCTTAAAGCGTTGCTTGGTTCTAAGCTTGATGAAGACATTGACATTGATATGAGTGATTCGGACAATGTTGATAAGTCAGAGTATATTAAAGGTAAAGAATACAAGGAACAAAAAGATGAATCAACAAAAGATAAAAATGTTGGTTCTGAAGAAACAATTAGTAACAAAGAAAAAACTGGTGATAAAACATCAGAACAAAAAGAAACAGAAAATGAGATTAAGGATTCTACAGGAAAAAAAGAGGTGAATAACATGGCAATATTTGAGGAAGGCTGGTTTGACTCTACATCTGGTAAAATTAATTTTGATAAAATTAAGAATGATGAAGTCTTGGCTGCTATTAAGGTACTTAATGATAAGTATGTTGATGAAAAGAATCAGCGTATGATAAATGATAGTATCAATGATGAATTAAAGAACTACAAGTTAGCAGTTTCTGATGAAACATTTAGAAAAGTACTTGACATGAGTGGTATTAAGGTTGATGCAGATGGAAAAGTAACTGGTGTTAAAGAAGCATTGGATAAGCTTAAGTCTTCTGAACCTACATTCTTTAAAGATGTAGAAAAAGAAAGTAATCCTCTTAATGAAGGTTTCTCTCCTGTGGATAAACAATCTAACAGTAACTTAAGTTCTTTTAGTCAAGCTTTTAAGCTTATGGAAGAATAAAACAAAAACATGAAAGGTAGGTAATACATATGGCACTTTTAAAAGACATCGCACATGGAGCATTTGGTGGTTGTGCTCCAACACCTGTAAATCAGGTAGCAATCAATAACTACTTAGTACACAACGAGTTGTTTAATCTGTTACAGTTTGTAAACATTGGTATGGGATCTAGCATTGGTAATATACAGGCTACTGTAATTACTTATGATAAGCCTGATGCAGCTGACTTTAGAAACATTGGTGAGGAATATGATGTATCTAACAACACTCCTATTCCTGTAACATTAGGTCTTAAGATGTTAGGTGGAGAGCTTGAAACTGATAGACTGTTCTCTCGTGCATTTAGCAATATGGCAAATGCTATTGATAACTGGACAGACCAGCAGATTTCTCAGAAGGTTAATAGTATTACTAATAGCTTCTGTAAGTATTTTATCTCTGGTAATGCTACAACTAATACTAAGCAGTTTGATGGTTTAGCAGTTTATTTTAATAAACATGCTGGACAGGTTAATGCTGTTAAGACAATTCCTGCATTAACAAATGACAATGTGATGGAAGTTGAGCAGTACTTTAATGAGACAATCGCTAAACTTGATGGAGCAGTATCTTGTGTAATCACTACACGTAAGACTGGTAAGCCATTCTTACAGACTTTTGAGTCTTACAGACAGAGAGGTATCCAGGCAATTGAAGTGAATGACAAGAAATATCAGTCATTTATGGGTATGCCTATTGTTGGTTTAGAGGATGATTATTTCCCTGCTGACATGACTACTGGTGGAGCAATTCCATTTATCTTCTGTGTATTTGCAGAGAATAATGGTATTAGAGTTGCAATTCCTAATGATGGACAAATCTTTGATATTGTTCGTCCTAAGCTTGGAAATATGGAGTCTGGTGAGGCTGTATTTGTTCGTAAGGGCGGAGTTGAGATGGCATGTGTACCATTTATGGTTGACCCTTATTGTGCATCTAAGTGTAGCATTAAAGTGGGGGAATAGTACCCTCAACTGATGTTAAAATAACTGTAGTGGATGAAATTGACAATTCTGTTATTGCATCCACTACAGTGCCAATTAATTCTGATATTACTGAATGGCTTGACAGTTTAGATATTCCTGTACACAAAGGACATGTATTTGATTACTTCGATATAACAGCTGGAGAGACAGATAAGGTAACTGATGATGCCACAGTATATATTAGATACTCAGTTGAGGGTAAAAATGTAATAAAAAGCTATATCAACGGTGATGGCGATATATTATTAGACTGTGTACATTCTGGTTGGACATACACTGGAAGCGCTGATGTAGTAATTACATTTAGTAAAAACTTCGATACAGTACAATTTATTAAGCATGACATTTATGACTTCTCAGCTACTGGTGAAGAAGTTGGTATGAAACCTTCTACAATAGAAGGTAATACAATCTCATTTACAGACAACGTAATTGATACTCATAATTATTATAGAGTAGGTTTGTTTGCTAGTGAAGGAGAAAGAGTGGGTAAAGCAGCTTGGGATTCTGGATTTAAACCTGTATCAGTATCAGTAACACAGAATGGAAAAACTGATACTTATGAAGTAATTACAGACGCTGAATAATTAAATATACATAGGATAGTTTAACAGCTATCCTATGTAAATAAAAAAAAAAATAAAAGGAGGTTAAAGCTGTGATACTTGAAGTAGATGTTAATAGTTACTTAACAGTTGAAGAAGCTGACAATTTAGTAAGTAACAATTTAGATGATGATAGTGAAGATAGCATAGAGTGGAATAAGCTCAGCACTGATTCTAAAGAAAAACTACTTATAAAAGGTACTAGGCTTGTCGATAAACTTCCTTATCTTGGGGTTAAATATAATCCTAGTAGTAAATTAAATTGGCCTAGAATTATAAACCTTAATAAAAAAGAGTGTCCTGATGATGTAAAACTTGGTTTAATCTGTCAAATGCTTAAGAGCAGAAGAAACAGTAGTAAACAAGAATTAAAATTACAGGAACTTGGAGTTAAGGACTACAAAATAAAAAATGCAAGTATAACATTTGCTGATAGGAATAATACAAAGGTTGATTGTGGTATATACAAAAGTATTTTTGATGAATACTTTATAAAACATGTATATTAAAAATTTATGAAAGGTGGTGCATATTATGGAATGGGCTGATCTTATTAGTACAGTTGGATTTCCTATAGCTCTTGTACTTGGCTTTTGTTGGTTTATTGCTAAATATATAGAAAGAGCTACTAATGACACTAAGGAAAGAGAACAATCATTAATTGGTGCAAATGAGAAATTATCAGAGGCACTTAATAGAGTAACTGACACAATAGTTGAAACCAACAGTTTAAATGCTAAATTGTCAGAGAATAACAGGTTTATGTCAGAGCAAGTTAATCGTCATCTTGAAGATATAGATAATGGCATTGAGAAGATTTATGACAAAATCAATATAGCAATTGATAAAGATCCTAAAACAGAGGATGTTTAGATAATAAACATATAAAATTAATTGGGTTGGACTATTTATATACATATAACTGATATATAAATAACCAACCCAATAGCAAGAACAAGAGGTGACACTCCTATGTGGGATAACTATTATGACAAGGTAATGTATAAGGAAAAACAAGAAAAATTAGATAGCTTTGGTAATACAGTATATAAAGAAGCTAGACAGATAAATGTTAGAGAAGTATCAGGTGGAATAAATTTTGAGGCAACTAATAGTAGTGTAAAAACAAAGTATAGTAAAGAGTATCACATTCCTTTTGAAGTTAAAGAAGGAGATAAAATAGATGATAGACTAGTAGTCTATGTAGATAGCAATAAAGATGTATTTGGTAACTTCCATTTCTGTATAGCAGGAGTTGAATAAAATGGCTAATAACATTGGTAAAATAACAAAGAATACAACAAGACCCTTAGATGACTATTTGAAGTTTGTACAACAAACTTTTAATACAAATGATGTGTCTTTTAATGATATAATAAAACAGCTAGAAAATATAGCAAAGACAGATAGTGTAAACTATACTGAAGCAATTGATTTAAAAAATAGACTTGATTTAATAACTATACTAAAAGATATAAACAAATATAAAAAATTTGATAAACTTGGAGATTTTGACTTTAGTGATAGAGGATTAAGACAGGTATATAAAGTAAGTGACAGTATAATAAAAGATATAAATACAGCTAGAAATTGGATAAGAGATTATAAAAGATTTTCTAGTTTATTGAGTAAAGTAGGAATACAGGGATTACATATTGAACTGCTTGCATTAGGAAAAACAATACTAGGTAGAGCAGTTGAGTTATGTCCTATGAAAACAGGAATACTTCGTAAGAGTGGTATTTTATTAGATTTTGGTACATATATAGTAATTAGTTTTACAGCACCTTATGCAACATATGTGCATGAAAATATGGAAATAGCACATCCAATACATGGGGATAGAAATTGTGGTGGACGAGCTAAGTTCTTAGAGATAGCAGTACAAGAAGTATTTCCAGATAGACAAGTATGGGTTGAACATTTAGGGACAAATGATGTCAGTGTTAAAATAAGTATTAATCCATTATTAATAGAATATAGTCATTATGGAAGTTAGGTGGTTTAAATGAATAGAGACTTAATGTTAGTTTATGATGCAGTTAAGGAAAAGCTTGGTACAGAGTATGAAAATGTTTTCTTCCAGACAATGAGAGAAGATAAACAAGGTGATGTAGGAATATACTTATATGAATCATCAAATGACGTAGAGGATTTAAGTGGTGATGACATATATAATTGTATTAAAATACAGGTACAAGTAAACTCTGAACAAAGTGAGGAAGGTTTAAAAACAGCACTTAATTATTTAACATCATTTGTTGAAAGAATAGAAAACGAAGCATCAAATGTGGATGGCATTGGATTTATAAGTGCACAACATATTGGACCTAGAGCAATACCTATAGGAAAAAATGATTTTAACATCATTGTATGTAAAAGTACAATTGATTTAAAATATATATTTACAATGTAACTATTAAAATGAGTATGAAAGCGAGGTAATTAGTATGGCTGGAATCGCAGTAATGAAGGACAACGTAAAGTTGTACCTGGCAGAAGAGTTAGCAACTCTTAAGGATCACAAGGTTGGACGTATCACACAGATTGGTGACATTGGTGGAGAGGCTGAAGAGATTGATACTACATGTATTGATAGTTTGGCTAAAGAGAATGTCAACGGATTTGATGACAATGGTAGCTTGGAGATTACTCAGAACCTTACAAGTGATGAGTATAAGACAATGTATGATTACAAAGAGGCAAACAAAGAGTTGTTCTTTGGTTTGTCTGTAAGGGCACTTCCTGTTGATATGTCTAAGGCTCCTGTACTTGGTTTGCAGGGTAAGGCCAACGTTAAGTCAATTAAGTTGACAGGTATTTCTGTAGGTGGTCTTGTACAGGTAAACACTTCTCTTAAGATCACAGGTGCAGTTACACCTGACTTTGATGACAAAACAGGTGCATGATGGTTTTAATTAGACACTAAGTATAGAGGAGATACTTAGTTTATCTCCTCTATACAAACAATTTTTATTTAAAATGAATAGGAGGATTAAGGCAATGTCTAGAAAGTTAACAACAAGATTTTTTACTAGCAGGATTGCTAGATATGAGAAACAAACAGGTAAAGGAGTTATGGATTTACTTGACATTGGTAATATGGAAGTAAACAAGATAGCTAATATTATAAGACTTGGTAATACATTTCCTAAGTTTGATAATGAAGGAAATGAAACTGATGAATATGAAGAGGCTTATAAGAAATTAGATGCCTACTTAGCAGCTGACCCTGATAACTCAATTATTACAGCATTCTTCGATTTGATTGATGAACTTGATGCAGACTTAAAGATTCTTAAGTCTTGTGGATTAAGTGTAGAAGACATTAAGAAAGAATTTATGGAAAAAGCTAAGCAAGGAATTGACTTTAGTGGATTAGAAAAGTCAGATGAAAATGAGACAGAACATAATAACGTAATTGAAAAGTCAGATGAAAATGAGACAGAACATAGTAACATAATTGAAATGACAAATGTTTAATATAAATGTTTGAAAGGGGG